GTTGATGCTTTCTAACATGCTGAACATGATGCACTGTATCAGCTTTAGTTATCTTGCCAAGCTTCTTACACTCTTGACATTCATAGTGCTGCTCTCTTAATACTTCTTCCTTTAGATATCTAAACTCTTTTGACTTATAGAACTTCCATAACTTATCTTCTTCTATTAATTTATTTATCCATTGTTCTAAGTTATTTATCATCTTAAATAGTACTCCTACATCTACATATACGTTTCTTATTATACGCTTGACTATTTAATCTATTTGTCGTTATATATCTAATTTTAAATAATTTATAATTATCTTCATGTTCCTTTACTTTTTCACGTATTGCTTTACATTTTAATAATATATTTCTATATGTACTTATACATCTTCTAAATTCATCTATTATTATATTAAACGCATTATTTATTAAATTATATAATGTTTCTTCCATTTATATTTCCTCCTAAATCTTACTTTTCATATTTACCTAGCACATCTCTTTCGATTCTATCTTCAACTCTACGATTAAGGTACATTAATGCAAGTTCTATATGTTCTAATGCCTTTTCGTTATATTTGCTAGCAAATGGTCCAGCTTGAAATGCTTTCATTCTATCTCTTACTATTTCTAGTAAGTCTGTGTCTATCAATCCATGTTGTGAATTCTTTTCTTGTCTCGGACCACTTTGGAATCTTATTTTGTTCAGATATGAATAATTAATTATTTCTTCTGTAATATTTGTATTATGTTCAACTATCATGTATTCATGATTTGCTCCACCTGCTCCCTTTTCATCTATTGCATAAATATCGTTTAAATTTTCTCTTTTTTGAATTGTATTTAATTCTCGCATATTTCCTCCTAAATAATAAAGTACCTTGTTATTATAATAAGATCCTTTATTTAAATTATTTAATTTCTTCTAATAAGCTTCTTAATTCTTCTTTATATTTTTCATCTTTAACTATTCTAATTAGGCTCTCTATTTCCCACTTTCTTGGTGTGTTAGGTAATTTCTTACGCACTGCTAAATCTATTAAGCTCTTTGCTTTATTAAATGTATGTATATGTGTATGTCCTTCTTCAAAGTGTTTCTTAATATTATGTACTATATAACCATATTTTACTTGATATATAACATATTCCTTTCTCTGATATATCTTTCTTGCTCCTGGAGATTTATCAAAGTTAGGTTTATCTCTCATAAGCTCTTCAAATTCCCAATATCTCTTAGGAACTTCTATTGTAGCTTCTATAACCTCATTTATATCTTTATATACTTTTTTCCCATTTAAGTTCATCTCCTTAGTAAAACTAAAAGGACTGATGCTCTTTTAATAGATGCATCAGTCCTTAAATCTATATTACTATTTATTTGGGGACTTAATTTTATTTTTCTATACTATAATATTAACATATCCTTTCGGAAATATTTCTGAACAATTTCCGAAATAATTCTGAAATATTTCTATATAATCCCTTTAATCTTCTCAATTAGCTTATTACGTATATTCATGCATTGCCTGTCAGAATACCCTGTTTTCATGGATACATATTGCCAATTCTTTTTTCTTCTATCATTCGAGAAGTATTTTGTATCTACTATAGTCTTTTCTATATCATCTAATAAACTTAATGCTTCTTCTACTTTATTTATTTGTATTTTCTTTTTATTTATTTTCTTTTGCTTATCCAGTATTTCTTTTTCCTTCTTTATCAATTCTTCATATACACTGTCATTTATATTATTAGTAACTCCTGTACGTTCTAAATTATATGAAATTGCTTTACAACCTTCATATTCTTCTTGTGCTATTGTCAGTTCATACTCTAAACATCTTAATTCTACCTTTGTTTCTTCGTATTCATAGAGTTTTCTTTCTGCTTTTTGAAATAATGGATCTCTCTTCTTTTCCTTTTTTTTCTCTGCCATAACCTCTCCCCCAAATTAATTATTATTTTTCCTCCAAATATCTTTCTACATCCTGTATTGCACATTCTATTGCTTGCATTGGCTCTAACTTATATACAATCATATAAATTTTAGCTATATGTACTATTTCATTCACTCTACTTAATATCATTTCAACCTCCTTTAGAAGAAACTAAGTTGTTCATAAGATTGTATTTTTCTTTGCTTACTCTCTTCTATCCACTCAATACAAGTTTTATAACTAATTATCTTATCTTGTATTTTCCCATCTTTTTTATATATAATTTTAATGCCTTTATTTTTTGAATTTAATCCTAAAAAGCAATTTAGATTTTTATTTGCTTCATAACATCCATAACGCGATGTAGAGAATTCTTGTTTAAAGAAATCTATTTTATTTTCTTTCCCTTTTATTTTGTCTAAATCATCTTCAAATCCACTATAAATACATCGGTACTCTTGTAAAAATCCCTGTTTTACAAATTCAGGTATAGTATTCATACTTTTCACCCCCTAGAAAAAACTTAATTGCTTATAACTAACTTGTCCTATTTCTTCTTTCTTAAATTGTTCTACTGGATCTAAATATTTTACTCTACCACATTCATAACTGCATTTGTTATCGCAGTCTTTGCAGCATTGTCGTTTGCATATATTATTTAAATCCAGTTCTATATCACTTTCTATCTGTTCAAATAACATTAATTCTTTTACTGCATCCATTCTTGGGCATCCTAGAGTTGTTAGGTTTTCACATTCAAATTCCATTTTATTCACCTATGCTGTTACTCCTAATTCAAGCAATCTCTCTTTTAATCTTCTTAATCTTGTTTTTATGGTATTTTCATTAATATTAATCATTTTTGCTATTTCTCTATTCGTATACCCTTCTGCTTTTTTTATTATTATTGTTTTTATATCTTTTATCTTAGTTTTTTCTAAAATATATAGTATGTAATCTATTCCTTCTACAGATTTATAGTCATCTCTTACATCATATAGCCAGTCGTTGTATTTTAGTTCTTCACATCTTGGTACATCGTTATCTATAGATGCTTTACATTCTTTGTCTACTTTTCTTTTTAGTCTATTTTGTTTATCTATATACATTCTTATTTCGCCGTTAATTAGCTTGTAAGCATATGTAGAGAACTTATAACCCTTACTTTCATCGAATGTGTTTATTGCTCTTACAAGCCCACACATCCCCTCTCCTATGTAATTTATTCTATCTTCTCTTGTTATTGCTTGGTATTTAAATCTTTCTTTTACTATCCAATGTACTAATGCTATGTTTTCTTCTGCTAATTGATTTTTCTTTTCTATATCCATTTTAATTTCCCCCTATTGTATTTATTTTAAATCCCTAAGTACTTCTTTATTACCTGTATAGCCTCTCCTGCGCTATAACACACTTTTACTTCATATCCCTGCTCCATTAATGCTCTAATCCATTTCTTCTGATTTATTCATTTTTTCTTTTCGCCCCTTTCACATAGAAATTAATTCTACAGTATAAACTTTACTTGCCCCCCTACCTTGTTTGCAAAATGTATATCCTTCATTTTCGGATATATACTCTGCTGTTTTAGCTTTCTTCGGTAATATACTGTAATATCTTATATAAGCTTCTCTTATTTGTTCTTTCTTAATAGTGATATTATTTTCTACTAAGAATTTAAAGAATGATTCTTTACTATCAAAATCTTCTACCTTTCCTACTATATTTGTTATATTTCCTTTACTATCTCTAAATCCTCTAAGCTTATTTTCAAATATAGTAGCATCAAAAGGGTATGTCATCATCTATAGCTTGAAATCCATTTGGATCTAATCCTGGTGTTGGTTCAAAACTTGGATTATCTTGTGGGTTAGTTTTATAGTCTAAAGCTTGTACACTTCCTGTGCTAACTTTTGTAAAACTTCTATTTTCCCCTGCTTGAGTTTTATATCTATCTACTTTAATTCTTCCTTGAATTGCAACTAATCTTCCTTTTGTTATGTAATTAGCACAAAACTCAGCTGCTTTTCCTATTACTTCTATAGGTATAAAATCTGTTTCTTTTGTACCATCTTTTTTCTTATAATCTCTATCTATTGCAATTGTAAATGTTGCAATTGCAGTTCCAGTTCCAGGCATATATCTTAGCTCTGGGTCCTTTGTTAATCTCCCTACTAATACTACACTATTCATTGTTTTTTTCCCCCTTCTGTATTTATTCAACTAATCTTTTCATTTTTCTCCTTATTGCTTCTATACTTCTGTTTGGTAAGTATTTCTGTATTTCTTTTATGCTTAAACCTTCCCATATCATATCTTCTAAAATCTGTTTTTCTTCCTCGGTCCATTTTTTATTACTGCTTTTAAATTCTTGTGTTTTCTCTTTTTTACCCTTTATTTTATCTAAATCTCCTGTCCCATATATACGATAAAGCTTATTTCGTATAGCTCCAGCAGTTTTATTAGGAAGTTTTTGTTGTATTGTTTTATAGTCATAACCTTCCTTTACTAACTTATTTAGTAGTTTTATATCTCCTTCTGTCCATCTTGATATTTCCTCATTAGTAATAGGTCTATATTTTATGTTTAATTGTTTTAATCTGCTTCTTATTGAGAATTCACTTCGTTGCATCCTTTCTGCTATTTCTGTGCAATTGTACTTATATTGTTTTAATAAAAAAATTAACTTTTCATCTTCATCTTGGGTCCATGTTTTTTTCCTATATGTATTATTGATTATGTCTCTTTGTCTTTTAGCTTCTACCCACTGTGGTTCTTTTCCAAGTGAAAACCTTGTAAATTTTGAAAAATCTAAGAATGTTTGATTTTCTTCTGCCCATTCCCAAAACCTGTCTATCTTTATAACTTTAAAACTATTATTATTAACCTTTTTATTTCTTAAAGGTAATCCTCTCCTAATCCATGAATTTCTAGTATTCATGTCTACATTGTATCCTACTGTCTTTAATAATTGATTAAAAGTTATATAATCTCCATTCTCTAAAAATGCTCCTAAGTTTAACTCGTACTTTTTCATTGAGATTGCTCTTTCACTTCTATTTAAAACCCTTGATATTGTTTTTATGCTTGTAACTCCCCAATTATCTCTTAGGTATGTTACTTCTTCCTCAGTCCATAGTCTCAAAGTCTTTCCCCCCTTTCATTAAATCTAGTAAATATAATACCGCAGCTTCTTTACAGTCATGTTTTTTTATTGTCGTTTCCTTTCTACTATCTATGCTTATATATTCTTTACCTCCATTATTTTCTATCCAGTATAATCCTTTTGGATATCCTGTTTCTAATATAGCGATAAAATCTCCTGGTCTAATCTGTTTTAGCTTTATTTTCTTTTCATAAATAATATATTTATAATCTTTGGTTAATTTGGGTTCTTTTATATTTGTTATTTCTTTTTGCCCTATTCTTAACTTTTTTAAAGCTTCTTTTTTACTTTTAAAAGAATATTTTTTATTAAGATCTAAGTCTAAAACATATACTTTATTCTTTTTAGGCTCTCTATTCTCAAATTTAGGAAATAATTGTTCTAGCTCTGTTTTTCCCCCTGATGCTCTTATTTCTTTTATTTCATTTATTCTTTTTTTAGCTTCTGCTTTATCTTGTAAACTCGTAAAATTTGGAATATCTTTTTTCCCATTTAAAATAGTATACGCAAGTGCTAAATAGTTTTCATAACAAGGGTCTTTTTTATAATCCATATCTATTCCCCCTTAAATAATCCCTTTAAAATCCCATCCTCTTTTCTTTAATTTTTCTATATGTTTTTCTATTGCCTCTGGTACATATTCAATCATTCCTAATCTGTCTAATATGTTTATAGTTACTTGGACTACATCGCAAGCTTCTTCTAATACTTCATCTATACATATAATTTCATTTTTACTATATTTATTTGCAGCTTCTACTAACTCTTCTGATTCTTCTCTTAGTTTTTCTAGTTCTACCTCAAATTTTATATTTGTTGTATCTAGGATTGGAAATTTAGTCATTCTTCTTTCCCCCTTTTCCCTCTTTTATTAATTCAAATCGTTCATTTTCTTTTTTTAGGTATTCGTCTATTCTTTCTATTTGTTTATTTATAGTATGTACATAATTCCACCATGCTCCAACTACAAATCCGATACAAAATAGGGCGGAAACTCCTATAATGTTTAGTATTATTTTCATATCCTTTATTTCTCCTTATCATTTATTTTCCATTCTCCTGGAATAGTCTGATAAACACATTCATGTAGTAGTTTTTTTATTTCACATTTACTACAATCTTCTTCTTTGTCACAAATACTTTTTAAATGTATTAATGCTTCTAATGTATTCATTTTTCATCCTCCTTTACTACCTTCTAATCTAGATATTTACAAGATTAGAAGGTTTATTAAGATTAAAACTATGTACTTAATTAATTATTTCACTTTGATTTTTATAAAAAAAGCTTATAAGGTTTTTTATTTTTTCTAAAACTACTTCATTTTCTTTTTCT